GGCGCAGATGTTGACTTTGACGAGTGGGAGCAGAACTTACAGCAGGGCGAGGACGGCAAGTGGCGGTACGTTGCAGGAAGTGCGGGTAAAGCAACTCAAACTGTTGTAACGCCTGCGAAAGAAACGGTATCCGGTTTTACACCGGCAAAGAGTATTGAAGAAGCACAGGCTTATGCTCAGCAGTTTATAGAGGCGCAGTTCGGAGATAAAACTTTTAAGGGCAAGGCTGATTTCAAGGGAGTTTCTCTTGAAAACGCAAATGAAATAAATCGTGCGCTTGAAGAATTGTTTGATAAGTATGACATTCCGAAAATAAGCGGCATCAAGGCTATTGATCCTCTGTCCGCAAAGGGCAAAAAGATATTCTCCGGTGCTGATGCGGTTATGGCTTATTCTCCGGTGGAACAGGGCATTTATATCAATAAAAATGTGCTGAAGAATGCAGAAACGCTTGCGGCATATAATAAACAGGCTAAAGACGCATGGGATACTGTAATGAGCGGCATTGATACTCTTAACGGCGCAGAAAAAGAGCTTGCGCTACGCTATAAGCAGGCAGGACGGTCAATAGTCGGTGATGGCTCGGTGCATGATTATTTTCTTCATGAGATGGGGCATCACGTTCAATGGCAGGCATTTGATGCAAAAACAAATAACCTTATCGGTTCGCAGATGAGCAAGTATGCCGGCAATCTTTCAGGCTATGCCACAGCCAGTAAATCTGAATACTTTGCCGAGAGCTTTGTTGCTTTGCAAAAGGGAGAAATAAGTAAGCTTGATCCTGAATATGTGGCTTTTATAAAAGACAGAGCTATTGACAAAGTAGGGGAAAGTGGTATAATAAAGAAAAAAGTAAGTGTGCGTATTGATTTACAGCATTTTGCTATAATACCAAAAGAAAAGTTTACAAAGTACGCCTTAGATCCTGTGAAACAGCCTGATAAAGCGAGGGCTTTTAAAGAAGCATTAGGATATACTATGGAGAATTATCAAGAACTTATTGATAACATATCCGCCAATCTTGATCAGAGTTTGCTTAAGTTAAAGCAAACAAACGAGCACGGTAAATTATACGAGTATGTAATGCAAATTAAAGGCCCGAATGGCAAGCAAGCCAATGTTTGTACGGGTTGGATTATCGAAAACGGCACAACTGAACCGCGACTTACGAGTGCATATGTTACTGAAAAGAAGGTGACCAAAAGTGAAATTTGAATTATATGACACTGTTATGCTGAAAGACGGCAGACAAGGAACAATAGTTGATGTATTAGGTAATGATTTTGTCGTTGATATAGTCACCGATGGGGATTATGATACGGCATTGATTCCATTATCGGATATAATTCAGAAAATCGCATAATTAACCGCTCACTGCTGTGGGCGGTTTTCTTATACCCGTGTGCAATTGATTGCACAAAACTTAATAATTTTACCGCTCTTAAAAAGGGCGGTATTTTTATACTCAAAAACAATTTATTCCGAACGGTGTGGGCAATGAACGCAGTGGGCGGAGAAAGGACAGAAACATGAACAACAGAAGAATTTTCATCGGCTTACAGCACTTCGCAGAGGCCGAGGGGGACGGCGGCGCAGATGCAAACGTTCCCGGCAATCAGACTGCCGATAACGGCGGTGACGCTCAGGATAGCGCATCGCAGAAGCCAACCTTTGACGATATGTTAAAGGACAAGGATATGCAGTCTGAGTTTGACAAGCGTGTAAGCAAGGCACTGGAAACAGCAAAAACAAAGTGGCAGAAGGACGCAGACGAGAAACTCTCGGAGGCGAAGAAGCTCGAAAAAATGAACGCAGAGCAGAAAGCGGAATACCAGCGTAAGCAGACTGAGGAAAAGCTTGCAAAGCGTGAGGCGGAGGTTACAAGGCGTGAGCTTATGGCGGAAGCTAAGGTACAGCTTGCGGATAAGGGACTTCCCGTAGGGCTTGCCGCTGTGCTTGACTATACCGGTGCGGATGAATGCAAGACAAGCATTGAAACGGTCAGCAAGGCATTTGCTGAAGCCGTTGAATGTGCGGTCAACGAAAGAATGAAGGGCAATCCGCCGAAAATAGGCGCATCGGGCAAGGGCAAAGCTGAACCTGCCTCTCTTGCCGAAGCCCTGAGAATGAAGCAGGCAGGGAAATAATCAGAAAGAGGTAAAAAATTATGGCAATCACACTTGCAGAAGCAAAAGTCGGTATGGCTGATAAGGTGGATCAGCAGGTAATTGACACATTCAGACGTTCAAGCCTTCTCCTTGACAGACTTGTATTTGACAATTCAATTTCACCCGGCACTAACGGTTCAACGCTGTCATACGGATATGTACAGCTAAAAACACCTGCTACCGCTTCGGTTCGTACCATAAACAGTGAGTACACGGCAAGCGAAGCAAAGAGAGAAAAGAAAACGACGGAAGCGGTAATCATGGGCGGTTCGTTTGAGGTTGACAGAGTTATAGCCAACACAAGCGGCGCAGTTGATGAGCTCGCATTCCAGGCAGAGCAGAAGATAAAGGCAACGTCAAATTATTTTACGAACCTTGTTATTAACGGCACATCTGCCGCTTCGGGCGCAGGCTATGTAACAGGCACGTTTGACGGATTAAAAAAGATACTTTCAACAGCGGACACAAAGGTAACGTCAACGGTGGACCTTTCAACATCGGCGCTTACCGATACTAACTATAATGCGTTCCTTGATGAGCTTGACAGCTTTCTTTCACTTCTTGACGGCAAGCCCGATATGCTCCTTATGAACGGGAAAATGCTGGCAAAACTCAGAGCATGTGCAAGGAGAGCAGGCTATTACAGCAGAAACGAAGATTCATTCGGTACTCCTGTTGAATACTACAACGGTATAGCACTGCTCGACTGCGGTGAATACTACAACGGTACGGCTTCGGTAGATATTGTTGACACAACAACGCCTTCAACTACCGCTTACGGTACAACGGATATTTACGCAATAAAGATAGGTCTTGACGCTTTTCACGGTATTTCGCCTACAGGTACAAAGGTAATATCCTCTTATATGCCCGACCTTACAGCGCCCGGAGCGGTAAAGAAAGGTGATGTTGAGCTTATCGCCGGTGTTGCGCTCAAAAACACCAAAAAAGCAGGTGTGCTGACCGGCATTAAGATACTGCCTAAGTCAACATCGTAAGGAGAAACGCAATGACAGCACTGGAAACGCTTAAAATCCGTCTTGGCATTTTCGATGAAAAGCAGGACGGACTGCTTGCCGTGCTTCTTGACAGTGCAGAGGACACTATCCTTGACGTTATCGGCAGAGATGAGATGCCTGCAAGGCTTATCAGCGTGCAGACAGAGCTTGCGGTTATAGCCTATAACAGACGGGGTGCAGAGGGAGAAACCGCTCGCAGCGAGGGCGGTATTTCCCGTTCCTTTGTATCCGATCTGCCGCCTGATATGCAGAAAAGATTGCAGAACTATCCCCGAAAGGTCGGTGTTATCCGTGCGAATGATGACGGTTGATACAAGAACGCTTGCGGTGTATCGCAAGGTATCAAAGAAAAGCGACTATGTGGGAACGGTATCGGAGCTTAAACAGACAGCGACAATATCCGCTGTTGTAAAGCCGGTAACCGACAGTGTTTCTGTCGAGTTGTACGGCGAGAGAATACACGGTATGCTGACGATAGCAACAACGGATAAAGACACGCTTAAAGTCGGAGATATAGTAAGGTGTGACGGAGCAGATTATAAGATACTCTCTGTCGCACATTACACTATGCACGACAGTGCAACGGCAGAAAGGACATAAGCATGGAAATGTCAATCGAAGGACTTGAAAATTTAATGGCAAAGCTCAGACGGCTCGGCGGAAGTGTAGATGCGGCAATAGACAAGGGCATAGGTAAGGGCGTTCAGAAGATAAAGCGTGACGCAAAGGTAAACTGCCCGTATGATACAGGAAGGCTGAAAGGCAGTATCTCTACAGAACACCTTGAGCCTAAGGTCTGGGCGGTCGGTACAAACGTTGAATATGCCATGTTTGTAGAGTTCGGCACAGGTCAGCACGGCGCACCGGGTGTACCTCACACGATGCAACCGTGGAGATACAAGGACGCTAAAGGCAACTGGCATATAACGAACGGTGCACCGCCGAAACCGTATCTTTATCCTGCTTTGCTTGGCAACAGGGAGTATGTTTTCAAGTCCTGCAAGGTTGAGCTTGCAAGAGCAATAAGGAGTGCAATGGCATGATAGATATTATACCCACAATTGCTGATATGCTTGCCGATATAGGCACGGTGGAATTGCAGTTCCCCGACACCACAGCCGATTTTCCTGTCATTACGTTAAGTGAGATAGCAAATCAGAGCGATACCGTACTTCACGGTGCGGAGCGGCTGTCGGTTATCACGGTACAGATTGATGTATGTGATAAGGCGGACACGCCTGCTGTTGTAGCCGATATGTCGGCACGGATAAGCGCTGTAATGGTATCGAAAGGCTTTCGCCGTATATTCGGACAGATGATGCCCGACGGCGAATTACAGCGTAAATGTATGCGGTTTTCCGCAAAAATAGATGAACTGAATCACAGGGTTTATAACTCTTAGACAGAAAGGAAAATTATTATGGAACTTTTATCAAAAGGCACAAAATTACAGTATGCCGACACAAAGGCAGGCACATATAAGACGCTGTACGGCTTGCAGTCAACTCCCGATATGGGCGGTGATCCTGAAAAGGTTGATGTAACGAACCTTGCGGACGGTGCGAAGCGTTATATACCCGGTGTCAAGGACTACGGCGATCTGGACTTCACGTTCTTTTATAACGATGAAGATGAAAATCCTGCCGTGTCGGAAGCGGACGTAGCGGCGGCGTATTCCACGCTGAGAGCGTTACAGACATCGAACGCAACAGTGTGGTTCAAGCTGATTTATCCGGATAATACGGGCTATCAGTGGAGCTCGAAGGTATCGGTAAAGCGTTCTGCGGCAGAGGTCAATGCGGCATTGAAATTCACGCTCAGAAGCACACCTCTTACAGAGCTTGAGGACGTAACTGCTGCGGCATAACTTGACATTTATAACCCTTCGTGATATTATAGATACAAATATAGTATCACGGAGGGAATATAATGACTAAGCAATTAGAAAACTACCTTAACCACTACAACTATGTTGTAGGTGAACCTTGTGGCGAAAACGTACAGGCGGCTTGTGCCGAAATAAAAGCAAGCGGCGGAGAACTGCCCGATAACGTATATTTCTGCGGCAAGGAGAACAAGTACTACGAGATTAAGTCAAACGATGAAATCACGCAGTTATTACTTATCGAGAATGCAAGAACAAACGACAAGCTCGAACAGCTTGTAAGCGAGCTTGAGGGTGAACACGCACAGCAGGCAAGAATGAGAAAAGATGTGAAGTCAATCAAAAGCGTAGCGCTTTTCTTCCTGATTATCTCGATAATCGGTTTTGCTGTAATGTTCCTTAACATAGCGAGTATCGCACGAATATTGCATTGATGAGTAAGCGGTGAGGTATAAGATTAAGCACATCTGAGAGGGTGTGCTTTTCTTATGCAAAAAATCAAACGGAGGATATTAAAATGGAAGAAAACAGATTACCTTACGAAACGCTGAAAATCGGTGATACCGAGTACAAGCTTAAAATCTCGGCTTCATCGGCAATCGAGATCGAGAAGAAAACAGGCAAGTCGCTTGTTGCGGGTATGGCAGATTTTGACAAGCTCGAAACGGTAACGCTGTATCTGTGGGGCGCTTTAAACCGCTTTCAGGCGAATATTGACGTCAGAAAGGCGCAGGAGATTTATGACGATTACATAGACGCAGGCGGCGACCTTTCGGATATGGCGGAGATACTCTTCAAGACGCTTACGGTGTCGGGTTTTTTCAAGCGTCAGCAGGCAGAAAAACTGCTGGCGCTCGCAGAAAAGGCAGAGAGTGGAGCAGTGCAGGAGAGCTGGTAACTAATCTTTACCGCCCGGCACTGACGGCAGGAATAACACATAAAGATTTCTGGGACTTATCGGTACGGGAAATAACGCAGGCAATACAGGCAAAAAATGAATACGATAAGGCACACACCGAGCTTAACGAACGCTTGATGTGTGCCTTTGCTTATAGCATCGGTCAGCTTGTTGCCATCGGTGTCAACGCTCCAATGCAATATCCGCACAGCATTGAAAAGGCATTTCCTAAGCTGTACGGACGTGATAAGTCGGAGGGAATACCCGTGTCGGACTGGGAGGTATCAAAGCAGAATATGGCTGAATATGCGGCGGCTACGAAAGGCAGGTACAGTAAGTGACAGTAGAAGAACTGAACGTTATAGTCAGTGCAAACAAGGATGATTTTGACCGTAAGATACGAATGGTGAATGAAAACCTTGTGAATGTAAAAAAGCAGGCGGAAGATACCTCTGCCGGAACGCTGAGTGCTTTTAAGACACTTGCTTCGGGATTATCTGCGCTCGGTATAGGTGCAATAATAAAGAATGCTATCATCCTTGCAGGTGACCTCCAGCAGAACATAGGCGGTTCGGAGTCGGTATTCAAGAATTATGCCGGGACAATTCAGAAAACCGCAGAAACTGCCGCTTCTTCGCTTGGACTTTCACAGAGCAAGTATCTTGCGACCGCCACAAAAATGGGTTCGCTCTTTCAGGGCTCGGGCTTTTCTGTAGCACAGTCTGCCGATATGGTAACGCAGTCTATGCAACGAGCGTCTGATGTGGCGAGTATCATGGGTATATCCGTTGGTAGCGCCATGGAAGCGGTCGTAGGTATGGCAAAGGGCAACTTCACAATGATGGATAATCTCGGTGTTGCCATAAACGACACGAACCTGCAGATATACGCACAGGAAAAAGGACTTGGAAAGCTTGAAACCACACAGCAGAAGGTCAATGCCGCTATGCAGATGTTCCTTGATAAGTCGGACTATGCGGCAGGAAACTATGCAAAGGAAAACGATACCTATTCGGGTGCGCTTACAACATTCAGGGAAGAGCAGCTTGAGGATTTTGCCGCAGAAGCCGGCACAGCGCTCCTGCCGCTTGCTCAGAGCGTACTCCCTGTGCTGTCAAGCTCTCTTAACGCATTAAAGCCTGTTATAATGACGGTGGCAGAAGCTGTCGGCGGACTTGGTGATGTTGTTTCGGATATACAGGCAAAGGTCGAAGCGGCAACGCCTGCACAACAGACAATGCTGAAAATCGCTATCGGTATGGCTGTGGCAATACCGGCTGTAACAGCGGCAACAAGGCTTATGAGAGCCGCAAAACTTGCATATACCGGCGTACTGAACATACTTATACCAAAGCAGTTGACGTATGCGAGCGCATTAAAGGCAACTATGGGCTGGATAGGAATAATAGTCGGTGCGCTGGCACTGCTTGGCATAGCCACGAATAAAGGCACTGAGGGCATAGACGACAATTCCGAAAAGCTGAAAGAAGAAAATGAAGCGGCAGACAAAGCGGCGAAAGGCGTTGATGATGTCGCAGAAAGCACAGATAATCTTACAGACAGCGTAAAACGCAGTCTTGCAGGTTTTGACGAGCTTAACAGACTGTCGGGAAATTCCGGTACGCTTGCTTCAAGCGTGGTATCAAGCGATGATGTGGATAATGCGGAGAGCCTTGCTGATGCGCTGAGTGATGTGCAGGAGAAGACTAAAAATATAGATTTAGGTTCGTTATCATTTGATATTGATTTTTCTAATATCTGGGGCGAATTAAACAAGCTCTTGGGAAAATTGAAAAGCGGTGAAATAGGTAATTCTATTAAATCATTATTTAACAATCTTAGCACTACGTTAAAGCCTTTCTTTGACGGAATAGATGAAATGTTTGGTTTTAATCTTGATAAATGGCTCAAGGATTTAGGCAATTTTATCGGTGACATAGTTACGGACATCAGCAATGGAGATATAGACAAGGCGATTGATGATGTATTTGCATTTGTAAAAAATTCGTTTATTAATATAGCACCCAGTATAACTACAATTTGTAGCAAAATCATCGGTGAAGTTGACAAACTGCTTGGCACATCATTTCAAAAGTCATTTGACAAATGTGCTGAGTTATGCTATCAGGCAGGTGTAATGCTAAGTAATGTAATAAATGATACTGCCGGTAAGACGGAACGTAGTCAGAAATATAACACCACATACAGCGAAATGCTGACGTATATGCGGGATTGGATGGTGAAAAACGACAGCACAAGTGCAGATGACGCATATGGCGAAACAGTCAGTCATTTTAACATTAACAATGACGAAGAACTGAAAAAATGGTTTGATGAAGGCAATTACGGTGCTTCACTTTATGAGTTTGCAAAAACAACGGCTATGCGCATAAAAAATGACGAGGTTGACCCTGTTCTTAAGCGTCGTCTAAAAGGGCAGTCTACATGGGCAGATATAAGTTCACTCGGCATTCTCGGTTACGCCGACGGCGGTTTCCCCGACTATGGCGACTTATTCATAGCTAACGAAGCCGGCCCTGAGCTTGTCGGCACTATCGGCAACCGTACCGCAGTTGCGAACTCGTCAAGCATAGAAACAGCAATATATAATGCTGTACGCTCGGCTATGTATGATAGCAACACAGGCGGTCAGACCGCAGATATACACGTCACGGTCGATATAGACGGAGACACGGTCGGTGAAGCCGTAGCACGCTATAATGCCGTCAGAAACCGCAGACTTAACGGAAGGAGTTAATATGCAGACACTTATAAAATTCGGCAGCTTCACGCCGATTTCGCCACGCTCATACGCTGTACAACGTTCCGACCTTGACAGCGAGGACAGCGGCAGAAGCGAAACAGGCAAGATGTTCCGCAACCGTATCAGAGCGGGCGTGTATAAGATACAGGTAACTTGGAGGGTGAACAGGTCGCAGCTTTCCGCTATAGCAAATGCGATTTCTCCCGATTCGTTTTCTGCAACATTTTTCGACCCGACCACAGCAAGCACAAAGACCTGCACGATGTATGCCGGCGACAGAAGCGCAACTATGGTACTTAACGCCGACACTGCCGCAGAAACGCTGTGGGATTTAAGCGTAAACTTTATCGAATATTAAGAGGTGATTCTATGCTTGATGTATCAGCCGCTTACACGGCGGCTATTAAGGATAAAAACCGCACAGACCGCATTACCGGCGCAATTAAACTCTGTGACGGCGAAACGATAAACATAACCGATGATATTATCGTGAACAACAGCGTCACACTGAAAGAACAGCTTGTATCGGGTGATACTTTTGAAATAGGTACGTTCTACACAAATCAGCTTGATATAACGGTGTATGACAATAACTTTTTGTCAAGGACTTATGCGAATGCAAGGATAACGCCGAAATACGAAATACAGCTTGCCGATGGGACTTGGGAAAGTGTTCCGCTCGGAATATTTACGGTAGATAACAGCCTTACAAAGCGTAAGGGCAGTATTCACAAGCTGACCGCTTTTGATGACAGCACAAAGTTTGACGTTGATATATCGGTGTATTCGGGCGGAAAAAAGACGGTGCAGCAGCACATAAAGGATCTTGCCGCAGATGTCGGAATAACGCTTGTTACTACAGATTTCAGTTCATATCCGAACTATGATTTGACAGTGGATTCAACGGTTTCTTCGTCCGTGCAGACGTACCGTGATCTTATCGAGTGGTGCTGCGCACTTATGGCGTCATCGGCAAGAATCAACAGGTACGGCAAGCTCGAAATTGTTAAACTCAAGGAAAAGAAAAAAATCGTTGACGGTGCGCTTGTATACGATGCAGACTACACTGTCGAGGGCTATGAGCGTACCGGCACGGAGTTTTTCGACCTCAGAGCGCTGACGAAGTATTTTTCTACTGCTTTTGATGGGGAACCGTATGTTTACAAAAATCATGCGGTGCTTACATTACCGGATGCCGCTGCCCGAAACGCCACAATGTTTATACCGGAAAATCCGCTTTTGCAGTCTGTATCAGACGCCGAGCGTAAGACAGCTTTTGAAACGTGTGTGAACACGATTTATATCGCACTGCGCCGTGTGGAATTTTCTTTCAACGGAAATCCTGCTATTGAGTGCTTTGATACGCTGTTCGGTAATGGCGGAAAGATAGATATAAACGGCACAATAGCTTTCTTCCCGACTTTGCTTGTATGGAAATACAGAGGGGCACATAAGGTAAGCTGTGCGTTTGCGGAACTGACGGATGAGGCAACAGAGAGCGCATCTGAGGCGGCAATATCAGTGGTGAATGCGAGCACAATAAACAAGATGCCTGTGCAAGTAAAAAGCAAGACGGAAAAACGTCTTGATGGGGTGGGTAAAACGGCTTTTGATGCCAGCAGTGTCGGCAAGTTCACCGCTACCGGCATCGGCTGTGAGATATTCAACGACTATGAAAATAATATCGCAAGCTCGCTTTACGCACACGCCGAAGGAAACGGCACGAAGGCAACAGCACCAAGCACTCACGCCGAAGGGAACAGCACCACAGCAAGCAGCACATACGCACACGCTGAAGGATACGGCACCACAGCAAGCGGAACAAGCTCGCACGCTGAGGGAGAAAACACCACAGCAAGCGGCGCATACGCACACGCTGAAGGATACGGCACTGTTGCAAGCGGCGGATACAGCCACGCAGAAAACAGCAATACAACGGCAAGCGGTTGGTACAGCCACGCAGGCGGTATTAACAGCGAAGCGAAAGCAGAAGCGTCCTTTGCTCACGGTATGTATGCGGTATCCGATTATCGAGGCGGGGCGGCTTTCGGCATAATGAACAAGACTAAGGACGCCCTTTTTGTTGTCGGAAACGGCTCACCGAGAGGAAGTTACGAAAGCGATGCACTGGTGCTTGACGATGGCGGGAATCTGTGGGTGGCGGGTAGTATAAAGTGCGGCGGTGGCAGCGGAGGTTATACCTTGCCGCCTGCAACAGCCGACACGCTCGGCGGCGGGGAGGTAGGGGGTAATAAATCGGTAAAGG